CTTTAGTAGTACGGCGCTTACGCACCATCTTCTTCTTAGGTTTACGCTTAGTAGCCATATTGTAATTATCGCTTACTTATGATAGTGAATAGATCATCGACACGCTGTTCTAATCTTGTTAGCTGATCTTTCATACTAGAGCCACCATTAGGTCGTAGTTCGTTTAACCAACCTTTAACTAAGAAACGTAATCCGATTAGCCCGCCTGATAGCACGGCCATAACGCCAGCGCCAAAGCCAGCCCATTCTGCTGGACTCATTTTTCATTAGCACCGATGCCATAAGCATTATCGGATTTGTCTAAAGCCCTAGCCGCTGGTCCTGCCAAAGCTGCAACTACTACAGACAGTGCTGGATCTAAACCTAATTCATTACTTGCTAAAAATGTTAAGAAAGATACTAATACTCCACGTGCATAGGATTTTAGTATGGCCTTCTGCTTCTTTGATATTTTCATATTTTTCCCCCTAGTAGTGGTATATCAAACTCTTTGCCGTCTTTGTCGCCTGCCTTAGTAAAGCTAATATGGATGTGCTTTGTGTGTTTATTAAAACCCTTGTACTTACGCCACTTGAAATTAAGTATCCTGCTAGCAATCATGCCATTATGAATTACGTAAGATATACGCTTATCGGTTTTCGCACAGACTCTGATTTGGTCAGCCAAATATATTGAGATCTGCTCGGATGAATCCAGGCGAGAATCAATATCAATGGCTCGGACGACCCCAGATTTGTCTGGATTATGATCCGATTTGGTGGCGCTATGACGAGCATCACCAATCCACCCATCACTGGTAGAGCGGCGATCTGGATACCAGGTATCAATTTGATCTCTTAACTGGACACCAGCTGCACAAAGCCAAGGCTTCATTAGCCTAGCAGCAATTTTGCTTCATCAGCGGTCAAACCAAGACGATCAAGTATTTCTTGCCTTGCTGCTTCTCTAATTGCACTATCATCAATTGCAACATGATTTTCAATTGCTTCAGATAATTGCGACTCAGTTAGTTCAACCCCTTCGGCTGGTAAAATTAATTTTTTCTTTGGATCATTAAAATCGCAAACTAAACCTTTATTACCAAGTTCTCTGCTTAATTGATCTAAATTAATTTCTTTATTTGTAATTGCCATATTATGACCCCAAATCTATAACTGTAATTTCTCTGTCTGCAAAACTTGCAGTTCCAGATCCATCTCTGCGATATTTCATAGTAAAGGTATTTGATCCAGCAGTTAATGTTGTGTAAGTTTTTGCAACTGTAAATTTGATCCATTCACCAGCAACGGCCTGAGAAAATCCACCCGATTTGTCATCCCCTGCAGCATTAGTAGTCGCACCACTTATTGTGCACCCCATCCAACTTTGTGTAGATACATCACTACCTTCGATATAAGCACTCATTAAAACTAGAGCTTTTGTTCCAGTTGTTAAAGTAACCGCTGGGCCAGGTGTTGTTAAATCAGTATAAGTCGAAGATGTTGTACCTTGATAAGCACTTACTAAAGCAGTTGCGCTGGTTATTGAGGCACCAGCAGGTGTAGCCCATTCGGGCGCTGTTGCTCCAGAATTTACTCGCAAAACCTGTCCAGCTGTACCAATTCCAAGACGTGCTGGTGTTGAACCGCTTGAAGAATAAATAGTATCTCCAGTAGTAGTCATTGGATTTACCATGCCTGTTGTATCTAAATTAGTCCAGGCTGATCCAGTGTAATAAGTTGTAGTATTTGTATCTTTCAAGAAAGCAAAGTTACCCTCTTGTGGTGATGTAACGGCTGCATCTCTAGCTGTCGAATTTGCAAACACCCAAATACCTTGCATTAAATAGCCATCTACATCGGCTGCGGTTAATACCTCGCCTGTAACAAAATCTTTGAACCCTAAACCTGCTGCCATCTCTACTCCTTAGTAACTTAGGACATTATAGTCTAAAGTGCCATAAATGCTATTATTTAGGATAAATGCATCTATAACAGGCTCTAGTGTCGTGAACGTGGTTTTCCAACTATTTGGGGTTATTGCCATGCGTACCCCAAAAATCTGTAAAGTTTTTTCTAAAATCGATCCACCAGGCTGAGTAGTTTTTACTGTAATTGGATCAAAGAAATCTAAATCTAAAGCTGCGATTATGCCTGAATTGTAATTATCGGTATACAAATCTAGCACTATGGCATCTACTCGAATGCTGGTTTCTTGCCTACTGGCTACATAAGCCTGGGCATAATCTAGGGCTACAGCATCTGACTGCATTAACAGATTATCTAAAAAGTAACTATGCAAAAAGTACTTATCTATGCTGGCTTGATTTAGAGCAACCTGTGGGCTACCACCAACTCTAGTAATAGTGGCTTTATTAAATACTAATACATCATTTAATATCCAGGTGGCATCAAAGTAATCTATGCCAGATCCATCATCTGCAAATACTGTCGGTGTGCCAGCGATAGATCCAGCGGTTACGCCTCGATCTTGGAATACAAAGTTATTATCTGCACTAACATAAATAGCGCCATATTCAGATTCTGTTGCAATTTGTAAAGCCTGTAAGGCTGTGCGGTTAGTGCCTGGGTCTGCTTGTAACGTAGTAAGACCTGGATCAATATCTCGCTGTGATATTGGCCAGTCAATTTCATCTAATATCTCATTTATACGAGTACCTGATAAATCGCCAGCGCTAGCGCCAGTTACTGTGCTTATCTGTGCTAATTGGGCTAATCTAAAAGCATCTACAGCTTGTATCGTGGTCATGGCTAAATCTGCTTCTGACTCATCTGGATAGGTTGTAACATAGCTTGTAATAAATCCTGCAAATATAGGGTAAGTAGTAGCACCATAGGTAGCAGTAATCTGCACCTTTTTCATAGGTGTTAATAAATTGTAATATGGACCTAATACATTTTGTGGGTTGAAATCGCCATTTTGATCTACTATGCGCAAAGTAAGTGAACCTGTTTGGAATTGATCGCTAAGGGCAGTACGGCCTCGATTAGTTTGAATACTATTTACTTGATTAGATACATCAACAATAACATCTGCTGAATCTTGTAATACATTTGTGCCTAATATGCCTGATCCTAAAATCACAGCCTGAGCAAAGCGTGGCCCAGTGCTAAAATTAATAAAAGCATTTATTATTGGTACTGTCATAAGAACCCAGCAGGTGCAGTGCTATAACCCGATCTAGTTGCTAATTGTATACTTTCTGCTATTGCTTGGCTCATTTTATCGCCAGAGGCATCTATTTTTAGATTAAGTGTAGGTGCGGAAGTTTGTTGAATGCCTGACAGTAATTGCTGTAGTCCTGAAACGCTAGGTCTAGCTTGTTCTAATAATCCAGATATATTACCTCTAAGATCCTCAAATGTGCCAGGCTGAGTAGGGGCTATCAATTCTTGTAATCCTTTTACAGCTGGTGCGCCATAGTTAAGGATAGTTCTAGTTTCTGTTCGCAACGCATCTAGACTTAATTGTTGTAATTGAGTTACAGTGGGTTTTATTTCATCAAGTAACATTCTAATAGATGCTCTAAATGCTTCTGTCAATTCTTTAGCTGCTTGTGCCGCTTCTAATTCAGTTAGTATTTTTTTAGCCAGCGCTTCATTATTATCTAAAATTGCTAACTGTGCTCTTAGACGTAATTTAGTTTCACCATCTGTGGCTTCGTTAAGTGCCTTAGTTAAGCCAATACGCTCAATATCAAACTTGTCTTTAAGCTGATCTATAGCAGTCTTAGCTTTTAATGTGGCTACTTCTTGCTTCTTTAATTTTAATAAATCCTGAGATGCTTTGATCTCTTGCCTTCTTTGTGCAGCTAAGATACGACCCTGGGCTGGAGTTTCTCTAGCAGGTGCAGTAGGGAATTTACCCTTTTGATTTTCTCTGGCTAATCTGGCTAATAATCCAAATGTGCTGGTTTCATAAGCTGCTCTACCTAATGCACCAATACCAGGTATATCTGATAATGTTTTAAGTAAAACGCCTAAGCCTGTAATAGTTTGGCCTGTAGTCTTGCCTAACTTTTCCATCTTGGCCGTAGTTTCATCTAGGTTAGTATCTTTACCTAGTGCATCTAAAGCGCCTAATATGCCTTTACCTATTTCTTCTTTTACATTTTCACTAGCTACTCTTAATAGATCCATCTTGCCAGCATAAGTAGTTAATCTAGCCTGTGCTTGACCAGCGAACTTATTGTTTAGTTCTGTAAGGATTGCATCCATATCACCAGCCTTTAGCGTGGCTTTGCTTAATCCTGCACCTAATCTAGTTAATGATGTTGTATTACCTGCATATCCTTTGGCTAATGCCGCTGTAACCTCAGTTAAAGATCGACCTGTGGCAGCTGATACGTTAAGCGCTGTGTTTAATGCATTCTGACTTAAAGTAATTGATCCTGTAACTGTAAGTAATTGCTGGAATGCTGGACGTAGTTGGTCATCAAGTACGCCTGTGGCTCTTTGTAGATTGGCTATGTATAACTCTACAGCTGGTGAACTAAATGCAAAGCCTGTATTTTTTAATTGAACCTCTAAAGACTTGGCGGCCTTCTCATCGGCTGCAAATGCGGCTACAGCTCTTTTACTGTAGTTGAATAATGCTCTAGCGCTAAAGACACCTAATAAAGTTGTACCTAATTTTTTAACTTGCTTATCAAATACGCTTACATCTTGCTTAGCCTTTTTAAGAGCCTTACCATTCCAGGTCGCCGAGGCTGCTACAAATATATTGGCCACTATGCCACCTTCTTAATTTCAGTTTTGCGTGTAAATTCCACAGCTGTTTTATCTATGGCTTTTAATATGGCATCGTATACTTTTATATTATCTTGTG